CCGCCGTATCCATAATGCGCGGGAACAGCAGGAGGAATCCGCCTGTTGCGAGTGCCGCAACCGCAGTGACGCCCGTAATCCCCGTAAGGGTCTGACGTAACGGGTCGGGCATCTTGCCGAACCACCTGGCAGCCTCAGCCACACCCTCAGCCATCGACGCCAACATCGGCAACAGGTCGTCACCAATGGTGATCGCCACATCGTTCAACGAGTTCTTAGCGATCTGAGCCTTAGCGGCGGTCGTGTCGTAACGGGTCTCGGCTTCCTTGACGAGTGCCGTGTTCGCGGCCCACGCCTCAGATCCGCGCTCAAGGGATTCTGTGAGCAGGCCACCAGCGGACGCGGTGGCAGACAGCGCGGCACGGAGTCGGGTGTCGGTAAGTTCAAGATCTTCGAGCATGGCCGTCGTGGACCCGCCAGCGTTGGTAATATCGCCAAGCCCAGAGATGAACATGGAGATGGCGGCGGCGGAATCCTCGCCATATGCCTTCTGGAAGTCCTCAGCAGAAACGCCCGCGACCTCGGCGAACGTTGCGAGTTGGTCGCTACCAGTCTTGACCGCGTCGTCAATCGCGTAGAACGTCTTAGACAGTGCCGAGCCTCCACGCTCAGCCTGCACGCCAACAGATGACAGTGCTGCGGAGTAGGCCAGGATGTCGGACTCGGAGAGGTTCGCGGTCTTACCGGCGGCGGCGAGACGAAGAGCGAAGTCCACGATCTCGGCCTCGGTCGTAGCCGAATTGTTGCCAAGGTCCACGATGGTCGCACCAAGTCGGGGGATATCGTCCGTGACGGTGCCCATAATGTTCGCGAACCGGGCCAACTGGGTTGCGGCGTCAACTGCCGTCATGTTGGTCGTGTCGCCGAGCATGACCATCGTCCGGGTGAACTCGGCCACGTCGTCAACCTTGACGCCCAACTGTCCCGCCTGTGCCGCAACCTCAGCAATAGCAGACGCGGACTGGGGCATCTCAAGCGCCATCGAACGGATGGACTCCTCAAGCGCCGCCAACTGTTCGGGCGTCCCGTCGACGGTCTTGAGGACACCCGTCCATGCAGACTCAAAATCAACAGCGGCCTTGACCGCATAGCCCAGCGCGGCCACACCCACGACGCCAAACGCGACGAGCGCCTGCCCGGACTGTTGCCATGCTTCACGGTTAATCTGAGCCGACCGGACCATGCGCCCGGAAGCGGTCTCAATCTTCTTACCGTTCTTGTCAAACGCGGCAGACGTTTTGTCAGTAGCCCGCGCGGCATCGTCCATGGAGCGCTTAAATCCCTGGACTTCCGCCTTCAGCCTAATTACTATGGATCGGTCCGAAGCCATGCGAAAACCTCCCGGTCGGTGTACGTTGTTCACATGGAATTCGGAATCTGGTTACTGGCCGTCTTCGCCGTCGTGGTCGGCCTACCCATTGCGGGAGTTGCGTTACTCGTGAAGATGAGCCGAGACACCACCAAGGGGCGCCGTGAAATTGAGGGCCACCAAGAGGAGGTCCTTGATGGCGTCTTTTCGGACGGCGGGCGCGTTGTGGTTTACAACACCGCCACGACTCACTTGACGTTCCCCGAGGTTGTGGCGGGGGCCGATGCTCGCGGCTATGAGTTGACGAATGGGGACCAAAGCCAACTAGTCGCGGACCTGGTGTTTACTCGGCGCTCTTGAGTTCGACGTAGGGGATCATCCCCGGCGACTCGCTCTTGTTCGTCTTCTGGAATGACTGCAACGCCTCAAGTGCGAAGTCCTGCACCTGGTTCACACTGAACGCACCGTCATTATCTGAGTTGCGTGCCACCCACGACGGGTAGCCATGCATCGGGCTAATAGAGTCCTCTAGCAGCACCAGCGCTTCCATGAGCCCTCGGTCACGTTCGCTCGACGCTGGCAGGCCAAGATATTCACTAGGACGAATCGCCCAGGAACGCGCGGCCTTAAGTGCGGCAACTAGTTGGTTGCGTCTCCAGAGGACTCTTGCGAGAAAGGGCGGTCGGGCTCACCCCGAAGTTTCGCCAGCTCGTTAAACGTGGTCACGATGGACGCACGCCACTGATCGCCATATGGGGCTTTGAACATTGCCGCCAGTTGGTCACGGGTCAACGCCGGCTTGGCGACAGTGCCATCCTCGGCAAGCACACGCTCACGGGCGCCCTTGACGGACTCAAACTTCTCAATGGCATACACGAGACCAGCCGTCCCGGACGCCTCCTCGTTGGCAAGCGCCTCGACCTTCCACGCGTCAAACTCAACCTTGAACTCGTCGTTGCGTTTCTGTGTTGCGCCCTTTCCGGGCAGACGTGGCGGCGCTTCGACGGGGAACTCTTCGGCGATCTGCTCACGGATCTGATCGGTCAGGCGCACCAGGTGGAACGTGGCCTTCGACGCTTCCCAGCGCTCATGCACAGCATCCCAGCGTGCCTCGAAGTCGCGCAACGGCGACGTTTGCGACATGGTCTGCTCAGCCGCCTGCTTCTCGATGTTCGTGAACTCTTCTTTTAGTTCGTCAAGCTCATCGGCCGCAGCCTGGTCGGCATACACCTCGACAGACTTACGCCGCAGCGAACCGGTTTCAAGCCACTCATCAAACATCAGGTCGTCATCAACGTCAGACATGTTTCCTCCACGGGTTTTCCACGGGATTAGGTTCGGCCCCGGATGGGGCCACCTCCGCGCCGAAGCCGTGGAACAACGACGCGGAGGTGGGTCTAGTGGTTAAACGCCGGCGACAATCACGTTGTCGAGTGACATGACGCCCGCGAACGCAAGCGGAATGCGGTACTTGATGTACCCGTCACCGGACTCGTCAATCGGGTCATCCGTCGTGTACTCCGCATAGCGGTACTCGTCGTCAGCGGCCATCGCCTCGGTGGACAACTTGGCTGACAGCCGAGTCAGCGCCTTCACAAATGAGCCCTTGGCGTAGGTTGCCGCCCACGTCGCGTCGAGTGTGGTGTCGGGCTGCATGGTTGCAGCGTCGTACTCGCGGTGCAGGATGAGGAAGTTGCCGTCCATGTTGGACGCCCCCCACGCCTTAGCGTTGCCACGCGAAGACCACACCTTTTCGTCAATGGAGTCTGAGCCGGAAGGCTGGTTAACCTGTGACGTAGTGAGGTTCCAGCTGGAAGCGTCAACACCAGCAGTCGCCTCGGTAGTGGTGATTGCGTCAACGTCGGCAGGTGTGGCGGTGAGCAGTACGAGCTTCTTGCGTCCATCTGAGAGATATAGTGCCATCGGGGATCACTCCTTGCTTTCGTCCCCGAGAACGGGGGGGTTGGTTTCTTTGGACTCCACGGTCACCGCACGCTTAGGTGCGGAACTCTTGGGTGGCTTGGGCGCCGGGGCAATGGACTCGAAGAATCCGCCGGGAACATCGACAGCTTCGGGTCGCACGTTCTGTGTCTTGCCAGTCAACTTATTGCGGGCGGGTACAAGGTTGGTCATAGTGACTCCCTAGATTGGGTTAGCGCGGTATCGGTACGTGTCCACGCTGTAAACGGGGTGAGGTTCAGGCACGTCACGGTCCACAGCGGTGATACCGGACGCGGAGAACTTGACCTCGGTGACGTATCCGGTCACCGTTGGCGTGGCGTCCTTGAGTGCGGCGGTCATCTTCTCTTGACACCAGCGGGCCTGGTCGGTGTCTTGACCTACGGCGGTGCATTGGAAGTAGTCGTCGACGTTCTCGGCGCCGGACATCACGTCGGAGCGTTGCGCCAGGGTTGGGGACGTGAACACGGCGTAGGGGAACGTTGGCGCGGTGGGGACGTCGGTGTCGTAGGCGGTGATCGCTGACGGTGTGAGCGCCATGATCGCCGCGATGTGCGCCCTCACAGCAAGCCCTCCAACACGTCGCCCAGGAACTTCTCAACCTTGGGCGCCTCGTCGTCAAGCGCCGCTATCGGGTCACGAACCGAACCGCCACCACGCGAGCCACCAAAGACGCCCGTACCGTATGCGATGCCAGCCAAACCGCCAGTCTCGCCGGGGCCAGTCCTGGGGCCAACCTCAGCGGTCACACTGTTCGCGGCGTCAATCATGTCGAAATCAATCGACGGCGTAGTGCCCTTAAAGTGTCTCGATGCCGACATGTCCGACTGCATCGCGGCTTTGATGTTCATCGCGCCCTTGAAGATGACGGCGTTGACTTGCGGCGCGAGCTTCGACGGTGCGGCTCGAAGGTCTGCGCTCAGTGAGCGCAACCCGGAAGCGTCCATATTCGGGGAGGTCATGCAAGCACCTCCGAAACGGGGAAACGGCGCGCGGTCATGTACGTCTTGGACTGGACGCCCTCGATGGTGACCTCGCGGCCCACGAGGTCGGCGTCCATTGGCGACGCGAGACACACGGCCGTATCGCCCACCTTGACCAATGCCGACGCAGTGTTGACGGGCAGGTGAAGGATGGGGCGCATGACCGTGTAGTCGTAAGCGCCCGCAACCGGGTTTTGTTCGTAAGACTCGAAGGACTGCAACTTGGCGGGGCCGTCGTAGATCGTGGTCGCGGTCGGCTCGTACTGGCCCGTGGTCTCGTTAAGTGGTCCGTCTGTATAGCGGTAGACGGCCCACGTGTCAGACATGCCAGCCTCGGCGGCACGACGGCCGGCCAAGGTAGCGGACTCCCTGCTCATTGACGCTCACCCGTGACCACGACGCCCATACCGAAGCGTGTGGCAAGCCACACGCGCGTCGAGGCGGGCAACTCCATCGGAGCGACCACCTCATCAGCGCCACGAGTGAAGGAACGCTGGTAGTCGTCAATGCGCTCCGACGAGATCCCACGCTGCGGGTCATAGCCGTCAGCCGCACGAGTAACGCCAGCCGCGACGAGTGAACACGTTAGGTCCACAATGTCAGCCGGGACCGATGCAAGTCCCTGCGTGTATGTGACCGTGATGAACGACGGCTCAAGACCGTTCCCCCAGCCATACGCGCGGTATAGGGCGCCGTTAGCGAGGGTGAAGTCTGTCACTGCCGCACCGTCGATTTGGACAGCGGAGACGGCGGTGATAGCCCAGCCTGGAACGGCCAGCCACCGGGACGAATCGCTCGTTAGAACAACCGTCCCAGTGGCCTGAGTGATGGAGCACCCAGCAGCATCACGGATCGCTGCCGACGCCGACGCAAGTAGGGCAACACTGAGTTCCGTCGTGGACGGAGTGATGCTGCGTGCAGTCAGGTCAGCAGTGACCGCGAGGCTACCGAGTGCCATCAGTTACTCCTAGGTTGCGGGCAGGTAGGTCTGGACTGAAGTGGCGCGAAGTACCTTCGTGCCGTAGACGTTGAGACCGCGCACGTAGTCCGCGAACTTGGTCTCCATACGTCCCGCTTCGACCTTCTGGATCTGACCGACATAACCGACAGAGGGTCCGTGGACACCAATGGCGGCAGGGCGTCCGGCCGTGTGAGTGAGCTGGGGGTGCTCAATCACGGTGAACCCGAGCAGGCGACCGATGACACCGTTACGCACGGGCTCGTCGCCCACGGGGTCAAAGCTCGTCATCTTGGACGCTTCCCCAAGCAGCAGGGATGCGAACTCAGGCGAAACGGTCAAGTACCTGTCCGAGTTGGGGGCAAGCGCCTTGGTCAGCGCCTGACGAATCGCAACCACAGCCGAATACGCAAGCGCAGGCGTAGTGATCGCGGCAGTACCGGCAGACGTGCCACCAGCCTTGAGCGCCGCAATAACGGTCGCCTCTGCATCCTCGGCAAGCGCACCAGCAGCAGAGCGGACAACCGGCTCAAATGAGCCAGCGGCCTGAACGGCGTCGATGTCGTCACGGATGATCGAGAACGCCTTCTCCTGGTTAATGACGAGCGACTGGGTTGAGTCAGTCATCGCCGCAGGAGTAATGGCGCGGGAGGCTGCCGCGTAGTCAACAATCGTCGGCGTCGAGAAGCCCGTGATCTTGACGGTGTTGCCAGCGCCGAGCGTTCCTTCGTATTCGTGGTTCAGCGCCGGGATGAGCATGTTGGCGGTCTGGAAGTTTTCCAGCAACGCTGCGGACCAAATGGATGGGATGAAGTTGGTGATAGCCACGATGGGCTTCCTTTCAGGATCTGCCGCCGAGCACGTTCTTCAAACGCCCCTCGCGGCGCGCCTTGTTGATTTGCTCGGTGGTCATGTTTGCCAGATCGGCCTGGGTGAGTTGCCCCGGTGCAGACGCATTGCGCGTACCCGCGTCGGGGGTTCCTGCGAACCTTTTGCCGTCTTGCACGGCCAGGTAGGGCTTGTTGGCGATGAGCGTTTCTAGTGCGCTCGCAATCGCCGCCGAATCGACGTCCCCATCGTCGGAAACCTCGAAGTCGGAAATGTTGAGATATAGGAAAGCATCGCCAGGATCGGCCAGGACGCCCTTAGCCGCAGCCTTCATTTCGGCGCGGAGATACTTCTGTGCAAACTTGGTGTTGCTCTTTTCCTCGGCCTCACGTTCGGCCTTCCACTCGGCCTCGCGGCCCTCGGAAGCGGCCTTGAACCGGTCACGTTCAGCCTCAGCGATCTTGGCCCGGTCAAGCGCGGCCTTGCGTTCGGCCTTCATTGCGTCGAGGGCCTTTTTGCCGGGATCGCCCAGTGACTCCTCGCCCTCTGCGGGCGCGTCGACCTTGGGGGGTGTCGGCTTGGGGGTGTCGGTAGCGGTGGTGTCCTTGGCGTCCTCGGCGGGCGCGTCGGTGATGGAATCTGCCATGATGTGTCTCCCGTTGCGGGTTACTTGCAGACCCCTTGCGGGCCTGCGAGGATTAGCGGAGCCAGCCGAAGTCGCGCAGCATTGAAGCCGTGCGTTCTTGGCTTAGCTTCAGTCCCAGAATGGACTCAGGCATGAGACG